AAATACTTTACATCTACTAAAGCAGCTGCTTGATAATTTTCACCTGTTAATTTTACTACACCAGAGTTTCTGATTTTAGTAGCAATAAACGGTATAGCTTGTTCAGCACATCGATAAGCTATAGCTTCTTTTAAGATAACTACTAAATCAGTCTCAATAAGATTCAGTGTTTGAGCTATAAACTTTGTTTTTAAGTCATCATAAACATCTTTACCCAGCAATTCACGAGTAAACATAAGTTCAGTAGACTCTAAATGAGGAGTTAAGTCATTTATGTCTACATTGTTGTTGATTGGAGCGAAAGTTTTTAAGTAAGTTTCGCTAATAAAGGAAATAAAAGCCATATCTGTATATTTTGTTAGTAACTCTTGCAATAACACTTTTTATACTTTATCTAGTCTTGTTTTAAGGAAAGGCAAAGATAAAGTATAAAAAGTGTTATTGCAAGACTATTCTATTTTAAAAGGGTTTAACTTAAAATTGATTTCGTATCCAGAAGCATTGAATATTCTATTGATTGCTAACTCTAAAATTCTTTGTTCTGGTTGAATAACAGTTTTATTGAATATTTGTATTTTAGTAGCAAAATCTGAAGAACCCAGTCCACCTGGTATAGCTAAACCAAACATTTCTGGACTAGTAACTCTATGTCCTGTAAGTATTTTTTCAGTAATCTGTGAAGCTATAACGGTAAACTGTCTGTCTACGTTTTGAGAAGCTATAGGTTCAATATCTGGTGCTAAGTCTTTACCATCTGAAAACATAACCATAGCTTTACCACTATTTTTAACACCTGCAAAAGATTTTTTAAGTCCTCTTACGATTGTGTCTCTTTCTTCACTAGAAGCTGGTTTTCTGTAAAACTTTACAACTATAGAAGGGTTGAAGCCATTTTCAAATAACGATTTATAGTAGAGACCAGTTGAAGACTCTAACGATATCCAGTCAGTAGAAGCTAAATATGAAGGTTCTCCATAATATTCGTTAGAAACTTGTTGAAACGGTACATACAATAACTGATTATAGTTACTACCTTCTGACTCATCAAAACTAACAAGTGGAGTTATTACTGATCTTCTGTCAGCCCAGTCTCTAGAGTAGTAGTAATTCTCAACATATCCATGATTAAATTTACCACTTCTTATAGTGCTTGGGTCTACTCTATTAACTTTAGCAACTCTTTTATAATCAAGAGACCATATTGTTTCTAAAGCACAAGCTCCATATATTTGTATGTCTAAAGCTATATCGTAAATTGAGTTATTTATACTTTTTAAGATTTGATTTACTTCTGTTAAACTCTTTTCGTCTAAATGACCAGTTTCACTCACATAACCTTCTCCTACAAGCATTTGTGCTTTTGTTTTTACTATGGCTTGATGAGTTGGTGAAGTATTAAATAAATCTTTAAGATATTGTGGATACTGATTGTCAACTCCCAACTCAACATAATCTTTATTAGTTTCTTTAATTGTAGGTAAATCAGTTTGTATGCTTAAAGCAAAACCACCTACTGCATCACCCACTGGAGTAGAACCTTCTACTATTACTTGTTCTTTTACTGCTTTTCTTAAGCCGAAATCAAAAAATCCCATATTTTATGTTTTATTTGTATACTGAGTCAATATCACTATTATCGTTACCCATTAAGTAAGCTCTTCCAGTTTCGTATGTTCTATAAGTTCCAGTACTTGGAAATGCTAGAGTGGCTGGTTTTAAACCATTAACAGCATACATAGTGTATTTATAATGAACATTTGTACCCTTTAACTTTACTATACCGTTAACATTATCAGCTGGATCAGTAGAACTTGTGTTTTCAGCAATTCTAAATTTATTATATCTAGCCTGATATTCAGAGTAATCTCCATGTTCATCAGCTCCTGGTAAAGTAGTGTCAAAAGCAATATAAGTTACTTCACCGCCTAAATCAGCTATTAATATTAAGAGCCAATAATATGTAGCATAAGGTACAACTCCTCTTTCATTTAAAGTGAAACCTACAAAGTTTGTTCTGTCTTTCTCTATAACTATCATATATTTATTTATGTTGAGGTCTCAAACAGGTTCGAACTGTTGTACGCGGTTTTGCAGACCGTTGCCTAACCGCTCAGCCATGAGACCCAATTGTTTGTTTTATTTATCTAAATCAGGAGCCCACTCATCCAACAAAACATAAGATATTCTACGTTGTCCCTTTATGAGTTCGATTACTTTCTTATATTCAGTCACATTATCAATCACTTGACAACCAGCAGACCAACCACCAATACTTACAGAAATCAATTTAGTATCTAAATCATAACTGTTTGTGTGAAAATTGATACCGAAAAGCCCTTTATAGACAGTTCCCGACTCTTCACTCTCCCAATCATCATCACCATCTCTATATATGAGCATTGGTTCAACTTGTTTTAAAGCAGGCATTTTACCGTTATGCAAGCCATAAGCCCACACATCATAATACCACTCATCACTTTTAACTATAGCAGCACCCAATTTATTGTACTTCAAATATCCTCTTTTCAAGACACTCAAGCCTGGATTAGTGGTTCCAGAAATCACTTGTAAGAAACTTTCATCTTTAAAGATATAGAATTTATCATCATATCGGTTTGATGTGTCCTCGTTGCTTCTAACGCCCACTATGAAGTACCCTTTAGGTATTTCTTTAAAAGATTTTAAACTCTTTATGCGGTCAATAATCTGTTTAGTTGTATAATTTCTTACTGAGTTCATATATTTGTTAATTAGTACACAAAAAAGGCTCCAACCAAGTGGAAGGAGCCTTGTAAAGTAATTTTTATTAAGCTATGATAGCATCAATGATCATTGGAGAAACAGCTAAAGCTTGAGCTGGTTCTTGAGCAGTTAATTTAATTGCATAACCGTTTTTATCAGCTTTAGCGATACCTGAACCACCTGTAATTTCAGTAGCATAGCATCCTTCAGCTTGACCGAATAACCAGTAAAGACCATTAGAGTCTAAAACTATAATCATCAACTGTTTTTGACCAGCAGTTAATTTCTCGATTGCGTCTCTTTTAGCAGACTCTCTTCTTGCTAACATTAAGTTAACTGATTGGTCGAAGAAAGTAGTACCGTTTTCTAAAGAAACTGTTACGTTTTCGTCAAAAGATGAAGTATTTCTGTTAAACTCAAATTCGTAGAACTTAGCTACTCCCCCCATTGTGATTGCAGTAATTTCTTCTGGAGTTCCAGCTACTGTTATAGATTCAATGTTTTCATAATCAGCGATAAACATTTTTCTTATACCTCCTGTGTTAGTGTCACAAGACTTAGTGATTGCGCCTGTTAAGGCTGAACAAATTGCCATATTATTTAGTATTTTTAGTTATAAAAAGAGGACTTTCACCTCCAAGTTTTTATTATGCGTAAAGAACTACTTCAGATCCAATGATGAAACCTACTCCGTATTTAAATTCACCAACCATTCTTACTACAGGAACTCCAGTAACATCTCCTTGAGGAAGTACTTTTACGTCTTCAAAATCAGAGATTAAGTCTGTAAGTAATAATAAGTTACTTTTTATAGATGCGAACATTAAGTCAGGTCCTAATCCTGGAGCTTCCAATACAGGAATACCTAAGAAGAACAATTCATTGTAAGCTTGCATAAAGTTAGTTTCTAATGAAGCTGTAGCTAAAGCAGTTTTGTAGTTTCTGAAACCAGCTGAACCGATATAGATTACTGTATCTTCTTTAGATATAATTGTTGCAGGAATTGCATTGTATACTTTTTGAATTTCAGCAACCACATTACCAGCAGTAAGTGTAGTAGCAACTACATCAATAACAGTAGCATCAGCTAATGCTTTTTTAACTAATCCATCAGCTGATTGGTATGGGTAACCAAAGAAAGCACCTGAAGTAGCACCAATATCTCCCATCCATGACATTTTTTCAATATCTTGAGCTACATGTTTAGCAACTCTATCTAAAAGGTAAGTTTCAACAGATGTTGGCATAACCTCAGCAGAGTTAGAACCTGGTTTCAAAAGAGCTGATAAGTAATCAGTTTCGAAAGTTCTTTTACAATACTCAAGATTGATTTTCAATGGTGTAACCTCGAAAGATTTTTGAGACAAAGCTCCTTCGCCACTTCCAGTGAAAGTACAATCAGCATCACCTAAGATATTTCCTAAATCTAAAAGACCTAATTTGATTTTAGACTTAACATTAGGAATTAATCTAAACGTAGAAACAGATTTACCTGTTAGTAACGCAGCTGCGTAAAATCCTTCTGCATCAATACCTGCGAAAGATGTGTTGTCAGTAAAAGACAATTTAAAATTTGATTTATCGTTTTTCATGTTTGTTAATTTTTGTTAATTTATGTTAATTGTTATTTGTTTGAATAGAACTTGATTTTACTCAGCAACTTCTCTTCATTTTTAATTTTAGCATCATTTTTAACTGTAAATGAAGTTGCTCCAGCAGAAGCTGCTAACTTTTCTACTTGAGTTTTTAATGTTTCAACCACATCTTTTTCTTCAGTATCCTCAACTTCTAAAGCGTCAAGTCTAGCAGAGATTTCTACGAACATTGCTCTAAATTCATCAATCATTGGTTGAATAATAGCTGTTACTTCAACAGGGTCTAAAGCTAAAACTTCTGTTTCAAGTTCTGCTTCTGCTTCTTCTGCTTCTTCTTCTAAAGCTTTAATTTGAGATATAATTCCATTTTCATCAAGAGTAAGCATAGTTCCGTCTTCAAGTTCATAATCTCCAGGCTTAGCAGCTTCAATAGCGCCATCTGCGATTGCAATATTTACTTGAGTACCTTCAATAAGTTCTCCATCGATCATAAGAACTAAACCATCTTTAGTTTTTAATTCCATAGTGTTTAATTTTTCGTTTGTTTGGTGTTGAAAGTATATATCTTCCACTTTTTTAGACATTTCAATGAGTTCTAACCCTGCCCATATTTCAACAGAAAATCCTTTAACTTTTTCCGTTCTAACTTCACTTAACCAGAAATCAGTATCTTCAACTTTTACTCCAGCGAACCAAGTACCTAGTGGTAAATCAAAACCATAAGACTCAGAAGCATCAGGAATTCTAGTTAACCAGTTTTCAGATAAAAATGCAGATACTTCTCTTCCAGAATGATTTATGTTAAATTTATCTGTTAGCTTATTTTTATTGTACTTTTGTGCAATCTTTTCGATTACCTCTGCATCAAAAACAATATTGTACTCTTCACCAGTATTCTCATTCTTACGGTAAATCATTTTACCTGGAATTAAAAGTGGTCCGTATAGCATTTGTTTGTCAGCAACTTCAGCAAAGTGCATGTCAATTTCTTTACTTAACTTAATCCAATCAACTTCTATAGCTGGTTGGTCTACTAAAGACACTGCATAAACTCCAGTGTCTTCAGCTTCATTAAGTAATACTCTGTATGTAGGGATCTTCTTTACCATTGTTTCTTATATATCTATTTAATTAGAGTAATAGTGCTTGTGGAGTAACTATTTTAACTCTTGTGACGTTTTGTTTACTATTTGTTATGTATTTGTTAGAACGAAGTTCTTTTATCGATCTTTTCACTGTT